CCGTCGAGTGCAGCCAATGTGGTAAGGCTGTACGTATGCATCGTGAAGCTAGAGATATTTGGTTTGATGTGAAAGATGCTGATTGGAGACGTAAATATAATGCAGAAATTATCCAGCCAACGAAAAAAAGAGGTTTCCAACCCCCTTCTGAGCAAGTTGATACTCCTGATAATGTTATCATTGACATACAGGAAGAAAACACTCCGACGTTTGCTGTTGAAGAAACTATTAAGTATCCGACGGTTTCTGCTTTGGAGGATGAAGAATAATGCCACTTATAGAAAAAGATGAAAACGATCTAGCATTACTTGAAATAGTTGAAGATCCAGTATGGTTTGGAGAGTGGTTACGAAGTTCAAATGATGGTGCTGCAGACAAAAATGAATGGCCGAAGCGCCCTTTCAAATATCTATGGTATCAAAAGGACTTGTTAACAGACAAAAACCCTAATATTGTTCTTACAGCTGGTCGTGCAGTTGGCAAATGCAGTCCTTCTACTGCGAGAATATATACAATAAATGGATACAAGACAATCAAAGAACTTCTTGAAACTGATGAGGCTTTTGGCGTTTACGCTCTTGATGAAGATAGCAAATTTGTTCAGCGTAGAGCAAGGATAAGTCCAAATGGAAGAAAACCAACATACAAAGTTACGACGAAGAATGGTACTGTATTTGAAGGCACTGGTAATCATCCAATACTTACACCACGAGGATGGATTGAGATACAAGATTTGAAAGAAGATGATCGTGTTGCAGTTATCACAAAGCTACCGAATAATAGCATACAGTCTATCTTTACATGGTCAGAACTTCGTTATCTTGGATATACACTTTTAAACGGTAGAATGGGGCCGCAGCTACCCCTCAAACTGAAATTTCAAAGCCAACTTCTTGAGTTAAAGCAGATAGCAAAAGAATTTGATGCCACATTCGTACAAGAAGGTGATAAATACAGGCTTCGTAGGAAACCAGGAATGCGGAGCTATATGGGGTTTTTGCTTCAGGAGTTAGATATAAATTCTCAGTTTATAAAGAAGCTTTATAAAATTCCTCAGATTCTTCGTAATGAATGTAATGATAACATCAAGATATTTTTAGAAGCGTTGTTAAGTTACGCTGGAGAGATAACCGCTAGCGAGGTATCATTTTCATATCCGTCGAAACCAGTTGTGCTTGATGTGCAAGAAATGCTACTTCGATTTGGTATAGAAACAAGAATAGAGCCTACTTCTGGTCAAAAGTGGAATGAAAATAAAGCTTGGAAACTTGTAACTAATGATTATATCGCATACTATACGTTGTTTCAAGAACTATCACTTCCAGGTTTTAAGGTTAAAAATCTACCAGAGCCGCGCTATACCGTACACCATCATAACGATTATAGATTTGACGAGATAGCTAATATACAGCTTGAAAGTAATAGTCGAGACACATATGCCATTTATGTATGGTCAGACCACAACTATATCTCAGACAATTTTATTGTTCATAATAGCATTGTACTTGAAGATAAGATAGTCCATGAATCAGTAAATGTTGATATGTACTTTCCAGAAACGAAAGAACAACTTTTAACGACAGCGAACCAAGCACAAATTGATCCTGTATTGAGCCGACTTATATTGAGGTTTACAAATAGTGCATTTCTTAGTGGATTTCTCAAAGGAAACATTAACCGTTCTAAAGGAACATTCGACTTTCCACTTCCTGGTGGCGCATCACTACCATATCGTATCTATACACGTATTGCGGGTAAGACTGGTGAAAATAACCTTGTCGGTTTGCACTTACCCCGCATCAAGATCGACGAAGCCCAACTGTTTCCTATGTCTGCTTGGACTCAAGTAGGTCCAAGTATAAATACATGGGAATCAGTAACACAGATATTTTGTTGTGGCGTGCCTTCGGGAGCACGAGACGGTAATGTTCTTTATATGTTAGATCAGCAAAATGAAAACTTTAAAAAATATCGTATTCCTGGTCCATTAAACACACGGTGGTCGCTCTCCGAGCATATGGAAGCAATGCGTAAATATGGCGGTGATGAAAGTGATGATTTTCAACATTTAGTTCTAGGGAAACATGGTAATCCTGTATTTTCTCTTATCCCGTATGAAAGTATCATTATCGAACCGTTTGAAATATACTCATACAGATTTACTGGTGATGATATTCAGCAAGGAAGAACGTACAAAGATAGATTGAATACTCCTAAACTTGACGAGAAATATATTGAACGCATTGTCCTTGCGATAGATACTGGATACACAGATCCTACACTTATACAGTTACTTGGACAGGACAAGAATGGAGTATGGCGTACATTAGTACGTTATCGTCTAACCCGTATTCCATTTCCTGAACAGGCAAATATTATTGATTGGGTAGCAACACATTATCACGTAGATCATATATGCATTGACCTGGGTGCAGGAGGAAGTGGTATTGCTGTTATGCAAGATCTTATGAGTGATAGGTTTGGTAATCATAAAGCATATCGCAAGATGGTATCAGGTGTCCGATTTAATGATATTTTAGTAACCGGTCAAGATCCAAGTGGTAATGACTTAAAAATGCAAGCAAAGGCATCTGCCTCACAATTATTAGCAAGGATGATAGAAGATAAAGCATTGCGCTTTAGCGAACTAGACATGGAAGGTGTTTCACAGCTTTCTCGTGTAGCATCGCATAGATTAGCTAGTGGCGAGAGCAGATATTTTGTTATGTCAGATCGTGGAGCAGGAGAAGCAAAAGATGATCATATCTTCGCGTCATACATAGTATTTATGATCGCGTTGCAGACAACTCTTATAGAGAAGCGTAAAAATCGTAAGAGACTTGCAATGCGATGGGGATAAAATGAAAAGAGAAAATGCATGGCAAAACGACGAGCAATAAGCTCATTGGTGCCGTATACGACCCCATATAACTCACCATATACTGGTACTATACCTTTTATGGGCGATGTTGAAAATCCTCGTGTATCACCAGAATATTATAGAATGTTAACTGGATTGCCAAGAGATTATGTAAATGAACTCAGGCAATGCAGATATTTTTACCGCTATGATCCAATGGCATCAACCGTTATTAATCGCATGTGCGAGATAGCTATAAGTGATGTCGTTAATCGTAAAATGAACTGTACAGACGAGGAAATTGCTTTTTTTGATGCAATCTCAAAGAAACTTACTCCTCTCCTAGAAGCAATTGCACTTGAATACCTTGTTGCAGGTATGGCGATACCAGATTATGTTAAAGATCGTATTATGGGATCGCGGCTTGATCCAAAACTAGGACGCACTCGTTATATATATCCTAAAACATTTTGGGTGCGTAATCCTGAAAACATTGTTGTACGGCGAATGCCAGTCACATTAGGGCGTGCTGTCTATCTTGAAATACCTATGGACGAACAACATTTCATACGAAACAACGGTGAATATTCTGATGGATCGAAAGATGTTGAACTTTTTAATCGCATCAAAGAGCAATTTCCAGATTATGTGCAGCGAATTCTGAATGGAGATTCTGTTATACCGCTTCCAGATGTACGTCCTGTTTTTCGTAAACTTATGCCAACGCAAGATTATCCACAACCATTCTTAGTACCTGCACTTGCCGCACTAAAGCATAAGCAACAGATTAAGCGAATGGATTATTCTATTGCAAGTAAGATGCTTGGTGCTATTCGTCAAGTAAAAGTTGGTGATAAAGATGATCCTGTTGAGGAAGATGATGGACGCTTAGAGCAAGTACGTGATCAAATGTCAGCGCAAGCTGAAGGTAATGATTCAATCTATACACTTTACACAGATCATACGGTTCAAGTAGATTGGGTATATCCTCCATTAGATGCATTACTTTCTGAAAATAAATATATTGAACCGAATGCAGATATTTTTCTTGCATTTGGATTTAGTAAAGTATTACTTATTGGTGAAAGCGGAAAAAGTAATGCTAATACAGAAAATTCATCTATGTTAGGACCACTAGCGACACTTAATGAACTTCGCCGCGTTATTCTTAGTTGGGTACGTGATCTGTATATAGAACTCGCTGATGAGAATGGTTTCACAAATATTCCAGAACCTGAGTTTCAGCTTATGAGTACAGGTGATCTTGCAAGTCTTGCTACATTTGCAATGCAGGCTGTTACTATCGGCGCAATTTCTAAAGACACCATAGCTCGTTTACTTGGCTCTAGTTTCCAGCGTGAGCATCAGCAAATAGATGCAGAACGAGCATCTACGGGTCTTCCTGATATAGCTACAGAAAATAAAACGCAAATACAAAATGATCAAATTATGTTTGATCAACAACTTCAGAATATGCAACAACAAGGTCAAACACAGCAAAATGACGGAGGATAACTATGATAACAATCGCGGTCATTCGTGACCAGATACGTCAAATTGTTGATCCTCTTATTATAAAACTGCGACAAGAGATTTATGGACCAGGAAATACTTTTGGTCAATATATTGCAGATTCAAAGATACCGCCAACAATACCACGAGTAACACCAGACG